CTTCGTTTAGACCGAACTTAACTGTGATTTCATTTTTCACAATCGCTCCCAGTCCATTATCTCGAAGCCAGCTATGTGCTTCAGCTTTTTTATCAGCTATAATTGAAGCACCAAATATATTTTTTACTTCTATCTCAGAACCATCTTTTAATTTCATGGTCTTAAGATTAAGTTGATTCATCAAATCTGGAATTACAATAGTAGAAAAATATTTTTCTCTTTCTTTTAATTCTTTTAGTTGTCCCTCTGTATTAGAAATTTCTTGCTGTATCTCCTGCAAAGTTTTTATTTCATTTGATAGTTGGTCGGGGTTGACCTGTGTCACCTGACTAGGTGCATCTGCTCTTAAATTAATGTCTTTCATATGTCTCCTTAATGTTTTAATAGTTTAATTTATAATCGCACTATCTTATATATAGGAGAATTGCAGGGTGTCAACCCTATTTTTGAAAAATATTTATTTCTATTGGATAATATGTTTTTTCTTGACGGTCCCATTTTAAAAGTTTGTAACTACCATTAGTTGTATCCGATACTATTGAGCATACCACACCTATAATTGCAGGATCGCCAGACAATAAAAGATAGTCATCGGGAGTAAAGTCTTTTAGAAGAGTTCTAAGTTTTAAAACTAAAGGCCCCGGAGACATTATCATTTGAGAAAATTCTGGAAGCAACGTCACAATATCGCCATACTTTTGTGCACCGACTATATTATACTTAGGTTCCCCTTTAGTAGTCCCTGGAATAGCTTGTATTAAATATACTTTTGACATTGACTTTTTTACTTTCAGTTAATATATAACAATTAGAAAGCAAAAGTAAATAGATATGAATTATAAATTTAAAACGAAGCCGTATGAGCATCAGTTAAAAGCCTTAGAACGTTCTTGGGATAAAGAGTATTTTGCCTATTTTATGGAAATGGGAACAGGAAAATCAAAAGTATTAATAGATAATTGTGCCATGCTTTATGATAAAGGTTTAATCAATGGATTACTTTTGATTGCACCTAAGGGGGTTTATAAAAATTGGTATGAGCAAGAAATACCTCAACACCTTCCCGATCACATAGAAAAGAAAGTAGTCCTTTGGAAAACATCTGATAAGTCAGGTGAACAAGTTAAAAAACTAAATACTTTGTTTGCCCCTGAAACAGACTTTCATATTCTGATTATGAACGTTGAAGCTTTTTCTTATCCGTTTGGTTGTGAGTTTGCTAAAAGATTTTTAAATTCTCACAAAGCTATGATGGCTATTGATGAGTCTACAACTATTAAAACACCTACAGCTAAAAGAACTAAAAATATTATTGCCCTTAAACCTCTTACTAAATATAGAAGAATTTTAACAGGTTCTCCAATTACAAATTCTCCATTAGATTTATGGAGTCAGGCTCAGTTTCTTGATGCATGGCTCTTGGGTTTTGATTCGTTCTGGGCTTATCGTGCTCATTATTGTGTTATGAAAACTATGAATCTTGGTTCTCGAACTATTAGTGTACCCGTTGGTCCTAACAGAAGAAACCTTCCAGAGCTAGAAGCAAAGATAAAACTATTTAGTGAAAGAGTTTTAAAAGATGATTGCTTAGACTTACCTGCTAGAACATATGTTACTCGTAACATTCAATTAACTGGTATTCAAAGAAAACTTTATAATGAAATGAGAAAGTATGCTATTTCAGAACTAGAAGGTAAAGTGTGTTCTACTTCTACAGTGATGGTTCAATTGTTAAGACTTCATCAAATTTCTTGTGGTTATCACGCAGCCGATGATGGAAAGATACAGGAGCTACCTTGTAATAGATTAACAGAGTTGATGGACATTATATATGAGTTGTCTGGTAAAGCTGTAATTTGGTCGTTCTATCAAAAAGATGTTCAAAGAATTATTGCTGAAATAAAAAAACAACATGGGGAAGATTCTGTTGTAGATTATTATGGATTGACTCCACAAGAGGAAAGACAAAATAATATTAAAAGATTTCAAGAAGATCCTAAGTGTAGATTTTTTGTTGGTACAACTCAGACAGGTGGATATGGAATTACATTAACATCTGCTAGTACTATGATTTATTATTCTAACGGTTATGATTTAGAAAAAAGATTACAATCAGAAGCTCGTATTGATCGTATAGGTCAGACTAAACCTATGACTTACATTGATTTAGTTGCTGATGAAACTATAGATACTAAAGTTCAAAAAGCTTTGAGAACTAAAATGAATATCGCCACTGAAGTTATGGGCGAAGAATTAAAAAATTGGATTTAAAAAATAAATCCTTTTATATCTAGAATTCTTTCTAGAAGAACTAAGGACACAGCCCCCACCGTGCCCAATAAAACCCAATAGATTTTGTCTATCTTGCCGCCCAATTCATGAATGCCTTTATGCATATGATACTGTGATTTCTTTAGACCTGTTATGTGGCCATAAAGAGATATAAGATGTTCTCTAGTAGTTTTAGGTTTCATTTCCATTAGCTTATTATTCCTCTTTGTCTTAAACGAATTTGTTTTTCTTCTTCGGATAATAAAGCGTTTTCAATTTGAGTCAAACCATTTTGAGTTAAATTAGCTTGAGCGTTCATTCCTTGGTTAAGAATATTTTGTCCTTGAGTTATAGTTTTATTATTAGGCATTGCTGAAGTTACTGATTCAGGTAAAGGTGGTGTAACAATATCTTCAATTAAAAAATCATCTATATCTATTGAAAAAGGTTCATCTAAACTTAACTGTTTCATTTCTGATACCATGTCTCTTAAAATAGGAGCTGCTTCAATAAATGGATTATCTTCCCCTAGATTATCAGCAATTTCTCTAAACTTGTCTGCTACATCACCGGATGGAAAATAAGGTTCAAATCTACCATTTTTTAAATCATTAAAAGTTTTGTTTGTTAATTGTCTATCTTGAAATTGATTTCTTAATGTACCTATCTCCACTCCTAAAATTTCAGCAGCTTGTAAATCATTAAACATAGTTTGTTGTACATTAAATCTTGCAGCGTTGGATTTAGCAAATCTATTTATAATATCATTGGCAGTTACCGTTCCACCTTTTAATAATCCAAATGCTCCACCAGTAAACTCTCTTCTCGCATCCCTAATTCCAGTTTGATAGTTTTGAATTTTAAAATCCATTGCTCTTTCTGGATTAACTTTAATAGGTCTTAAACCCATGAAGCCAGCAATCTCTGGACCCACATCTAATAAATCTCCAGTCCTAGTAGGAGTTTGCGTGCCTGCTTGATATAATCTTAAAAATTGTTTGTATGAAGGAGCCAATGCATTTATCGCATGCATCATTCTAATAGCTGCTTTATCCCCTGCAGGTGTTTGGTCTGTGTATAATCTTCTTCCATCTTTTGTTACACCACCT